AGTTTAGGATTTTACAATTCTCAAGGACAATGGTTCCAAACATTAGGAACTAAAATCCAAAAGTTAAGTAACATTATTCACCAGAAAACATTAAGAGGTGGTGCAAACTTCCTAGTATGTTCTCCAGCTGTAGGAACTATCCTAGAATCAATTCCAGGATTTGCTGCTGATACTGACGGTGATGTTTCTAAAGCAAGCTACGCATTTGGTGTACAAAAAGTAGGTCAATTAAACGGACGTTACAAAGTATACAAAAACCCATACATGACTGAAAACACAATCCTATTAGGATTCAGAGGTTCTCAGTTCTTGGAAACGGGTGCTGTATTTGCTCCATACATTCCATTAATTATGACTCCATTAGTATACGATCCAAACACCTTCACACCACGTAAAGGTCTATTAACTCGTTATGCTAAGAAAATGGTAAGACCAGAATTTTATGGTACTATCCAAGTAAACGGATTAAACTCTCTATAATAGAGAATTAATTTTTACTTAATAATTAAACCCGGCTTAGGCCGGGTTTTTTTATCTTCTTCATATTTATAATAGAACAATAAAGTTATTAAAACCATGGCGAGTAAATTACATACCGACGAAGTTTATCGTAAAAAAAGAATTCCCAAAAATCCCATTAAGTTTAAATTACAATTAAATGAAGAACAAAAATTAGCTAAAAAAACAATTTTAGATAATACAATAACACTACTAGCAGGAAGTGCGGGTAGTGGAAAGACATTATTAGCATGTAATGTTGCATTAGATGGGTTATTTAGAAAACAATATGATAAAATTATAATTACAAGACCTACAGTATCTAAAGAAGAAATAGGTTTTTTACCTGGTGATTTAAGAGAAAAAATGGATCCCTGGGTTCAACCAATATATCAAAACTTCTTTGCTTTATATGATAAGGTAAAAGTTGAAAAGATGATTGAAGATGGTAAAATAGAAATTGTACCTGTATCATTTATGAGAGGTAGAACATTTTTAGATTCTTTAATTATAGTAGATGAGGCACAAAATGTTACCCATGAACAAATGGAGATGATTACATCTCGTATTGGTTTAAGAAGTAAAATGGTGATATGTGGTGATTCACATCAAACAGATTTAAAGAAAAAATCAGATTCAGGCTTTAAATTCTTATATGCCGCCTCAAGAAAAATTAAAAAATTAGCAGGTGTTACTTTAATAACTAACCATAGAAATGAAATAGTTGAAGACTTAATAGAATATTATAACACTGCGATTGACAAGGGGATATCATTAGTTACATCTGGGTCTACTCTAAGATCTAAATAGTAACACTCTTTTTCATATTTATAACTAAAATACACACATATTAAATTAAATACATTAAGATATGAACATACCTATTTGGACAGGAGTTAGTACTTTTGCCGCAGGCCAAACTCCTTTTGGGTTTTACGATTCACAGACTGACTTTGCTGTTGATGCAAATAAGGTTGCTAACTTTTGTGCTCAAAGACTAGGTTTCCCTTTAGTAGATGTTGAACTTCAATCTGGTTCATTTTTTACTGCTTTTGAGGAGGCAACTACCACATATGGTAATGAAATATATGCATATAAAATACGAGATAATCAATTATCTTTAGAAGGATTACCAACGGCGTCAAATTTAAACCAAGCACTTATAACACCGAGTTTTGAACCAATAGTTAGACTATCAGAGCAATATGGTGAAGAAGCAGGTTCAGGGGGTAATGTAAATTACTACTCAGGGTCTTTTAATTTAACTGGCAGCCAACAAAATTATTCTTTTCAAACCTTTATGACTGCTAGTGGTTATACCGGTTCTGAATATATGCATGGTATTGAAATTAAAAGAGTATTTTACCAAGAACCCTACCCCGCATCCGCAAGATTTTTAGACCCATATAATGGGTTTGGATTTGGGGGTGTAGCAGCAGCTGGAATAGCAGGCATAGGAGGATTTGGTGAAGCTGGTGGGTATTTAATGTCCCCTTTAAATTATGAAATAGCAGTTATCCAGCAAATCGAAATGGCTGAAACTGTTCGAAGAAACAATTATTCATTTGAAATTAGAGGAGATAATTTAAAAATATTTCCCGTACCTAATTTTAGTGTTAATAGTTTAGATCAATCCCCTAAAATATGGTTTGAATATATTTTAAGAGATGAAAGGATAGCCAGTTCAGTACAACAATCCCCAGGAAATGTAACAAATGTTTCTAATACACCTTATGGTAACCCTAATTATGACCAAATAAACAGTGTTGGGAGACAATGGATTTTTGAATATACTTTAGCTTTAGCAAAAGAAATGTTGGGGTATGTTAGGGGTAAATATGGTACTATTCCAATCCCAAATGCTGATGTAACATTAAACCAATCAGATTTAATAGCAGCTGCTACCGCAGAAAAAACAGCATTAATAGAAAGATTAAGAACATATTTAGATGAAACTTCAAGAATGGCTTCATTAGAAAGAAGAGCTAAAGAAGGAGATTCAAAAATGATGGAATTACAAAAGGTTCCATATACAATTTTTATAGGATAATATGGCAATGTACACTAAAGTTAGAGATGTTTCTCTAATGCGAAAGTTTAATAGAGAATTGATGGGTAATATTATTACCCAACAATGTGCTTTATATCAATTTAAGTTAGAAGAAACTAAAGTTAACATTTATGGTGAAGCGGCCGAAGAAAAATACTATGATGGTCCTTTTCTATTTAATATATTGATTGATAGAGGAGACCAACAATATGCTGAAAATACAGAAGGAGTACAATTTGAACAAGGTATAAATTTTAATTTCTTTAGAGATGATTTAGTAGATGCCGATGTGGTACCTAGAGTAGGAGATATTATCTTATACCAAGAAGCATATTATGGGGTACAAAGTACAATTGCCAACCAATATTGGGGAGGAAAAAACCCGGCATACCCAAATAATGACTCAGACGGAGTTCCAAACCCATTAAATCCAAACCTAGATTTATATGGTAACAATATATCTATACTATGCTCAACTTATTACATCCCAGCTGATAAAGTTGCGATATCACCTTATATAGAAAGAATGTAATGGCAAAACCAAGAAAACCTATACCAAAATCACAATTAACTATAAGTAATTCAAAACAAAATGCGTTTGAAGGAACTGAAGGCAGAGGAGAAGTAGGTAACCCTAATAATGCTATTTCTCCCCCAAACCCTAATTATACTGAAACAGGGATTGACTTTAATAGGTCTAACAATATGAGCCTTAAAGGGGATAGTACTAAACAGTATTCTATTGGTTTAAAAGATATTGATGAAGCTATTTTTTATTACTTTAATAATAAAATTAAACCCTTTGTTTATCAAAATGGAATAAAAAGAGATGTACCTGTAATATATGGTGCACCTGAAAGATGGAAATCCTTCCAACGTGATGGGTATTATAGAGACAAAAATGGTGCAATTATGTTACCTATTATTGTAATTAAAAGGGATTCATTATCCAAAGATAGAACAGTAGCAAATAAGTTAGATGCTAACCAACCTAATTTATATGGTAAATGGTCTAAACAATACAGCCCAAAAAACTTTTATAGTAACTTTGGAACCTTAAATAATAGAAAACCTATTGAAAAATTTCATGTAGTAGCACAACCTGACTACGTAACGTTAGAATATAGTTGTTTAATCCAAACCTACTACATGGAACAATTAAACAAAGTAATAGAGGCATGTGAATATGCTTCTGATGCTTATTGGGGTATGCCCGAAAGATTCCAATTTAGAGCTTTTATAGATAGCTTTACAACAGCAACTGAACTAACTCAAGGTAAGGATAGATTAGTAACCGGTACTTTTAATATTAGATTAAGAGGTTACATACTACCTGATACAATCCAAAAAGAGCTAAATGCAACTAAAATCTATAATTCAAAAGCTAAAATAACTATCAACACAGAAGCAGTATCAGATATAAATGGTATGGAAATTATTTCTAATCCTACTAAAGACGGGAGAAAAAGAACGTAATTTTTAACCAACTTATATATATTTATAATTAAATAAAAAATACATTATGAGCATTAAAAAGTTATCAGAAAAAGAGTTACAAACACTTCAAGATTACCAAACTAGAAATAATGAAATAGTAGGTGGGTTAGGTGCAACAGAATTAAGAATAGATGCCTTAAAAAAACAAAAGAAAGCATTATTAGAAGAATTTGATAAATTACAACAAGATCAAGTAAGTACTGGTAACCAACTACAAGAAAAATATGGTGAAGGTAATATAGATCTAGAAAAAGGAGAATTTACTCCAATAAATTAATATTTCGAAACATTTTCTAATATTTATAATAAAACAATACTAATAAATTAATAAACAATGGCAGAGCAAACTCTTTTATCTCCAGGTGTCTTAGCAAGGGAAAACGACCAATCTTTTATTGGTGCTAGACCTGTAACTTATGGTGCAGCTATTATTGGACCCGCTACTAAAGGACCAGTTGGAATACCAACTGCAGTTTCTACTTTTTCTCAATATGAAGCAATATTTGGAAGTACAGTAGAAAGTGGATCTCAATTTTATACTTACTTAAATTCTATATCCGCAAGAAATTATTTTGCCCAAGGTGGTGAATCATTATTAATGACTCGTGTAGTTTCTGGAAGCTTCGATGGCGCTTCTTCTTCTATCCCTAGTTCAATAACTGAAGGTAGATTAGTAACAGGAGTTGATGCATTATTATCATCAATTAATCTATCCCCAGTAATAAACATAACAGGTTCTACAGGTGGGGTAGTAAATAACGTACCAGTAGCAGGTGGATTAGGTAACTCAGCAATAGCATCAATTGAGATAGCAGCACAAGATATAGATGCAACAGTATCAACAATCTCTTCCATTACTATAACAACAGAAGGTATTGCTTATGAAGTAGGTGATGTTATTAACTTCACTTCGGAATCTTTAGGTGCTACAAAACCAGATGGTGAAGACTTAACAATTACATTAACAGATTCAGATATACAAAATACTGGTTCATTTACTATTAAAACTATTTCTGAGGGTGTTAATATGAACAATTCTCAAGTAGTAGATGGAGCAAATGGAACTTTAACCAATGGTACAAAGGATAACATTAGATGGGAAGTAGCTTCAGTAAATACAGCTTCGGGACAATTTTCATTATTAGTTAGAAGAGGAAATGATACTGCAACATCAAAAACAGTATTAGAAACATATAACAACTTATCATTAGACCCAACTGCTCCAAATTATATTTCGAATGTAATTGGAGATACTTATTATGAAGTAGCACAAGATGGAACTGATTACTATGTTAAAACATTAGGTAATTACCCACAAAGAAGTGCTTACATATATGTAGAAAATGTTAATAAACCAACACCTCAATATTTCGATAATAATGGTCAAGCAAAAAGTGAATTTACATCTAGCTTACCTAACATATCAGTAAATGGAGGTTCAGGATCATTTTCTGGAGCTACTGGAGATCAAGTTACTGCAACAAACTCACCAGTTAAATTTAATGAAAATATAACAACAGGTAATATACAAGGTTTAATAATGGATAATTATACACAATCCATTAACTTACTAAGTAATTCTGATGATTATCAATTCAATGTAATCACAGCACCTGGTTTAAACTCACAACAACATTCAAATACTGTTACAAGGTTAGTATCATTAGCACAAGGTAGAACAGATTGTTTAGCAGTAATCGATGTAGCAGCGTATAACTCGCAAATCAACGCAGTTACAACAGAAGCAACAAAATATGATAGCTCATATGCAGCCGCTTATTGGCCGTGGTTACAAACGGTAGATGCCGGAACCGGACAAACAGTTTGGGCACCAGCTTCAACATATATTCCTGCAGTTTATGCATTTACAGATG